CCTGGACACCGAGCGGATTTACCTGACGACCTACAACACGGAGGTGCTACTGACCGATGCCTAACAAGGTACGTTACGGACTGAAAAACGTCCACTACGCGCCGGTGACCTTCGCCAGCGACGGCACACCGACCTTCGGCGCGCCGGTGGCGATTCCCGGCGCGGTGAGCGCCAACCTCTCCAAGAATGGCGACACCTACACGTTTTACGCCGACGACGGCAGCTATTTCGAGCTGGGCGACAACGCCAGCTATGAGGGCGACCTGGTGATCGCGCTGATTCCCCAGAGCTTCCGGGTGGCGGCGCTGGGCGAGACGCTGGACGGCAAGGGCGTGCTGTTCGAGGACAGCAACCCGACCCGTGGCCATTTCGCGCTGCTGTTTGAGTTCACAGGCGACGTGAACGCGATCCGCCACGTGCTGTACAACTGCACGGCGGCGGAGAACACCATCGAGGGACAGACCAAGGGCGAGAACATCGAGGTGCAGCCGGAGACGCTGACCATCACCGCCAAGGCGCTGCCGAACGGCGGCCCGGTGAAGGCGCGCACCGGCGATACCACCGACGCGACAGTCTATGCCGGGTGGTATGAGACGGTGCACCAGTTTGTGACGCCCACATAATGGCGACGTGAGGGGAGGGCTTGAGGGCCTTCCCCGTTTTGGCATTTGAGGGTGGACAGCTGCGGCGGGGAGGGGAAAGGACCTCATCCGTCAGCGGCGAAGCCGCTGCCACCTTCCCCATCGGGGGAAGGCTTTGGGAACCCATACAAAAAGATCGACAGGAAAGGGGAAAAGACATGGCCATTACTAAGAATATCGAGATCGACGGGCGGATGGTGCCCTTTAAGGCTTCAGCGACGGTGCCGAGGCTGTACCGGCTGAAATTCGGGCGGGACATCTTTTCGGACATCGACAAGCTGATCGAGGCCACCCAAGGGGGCGACGCGGAGGAATCCGCGCTGACCATCGAAAGCCTGACCATCTTTGAGGATGTGGCCTATACCATGGCGAAGTACGCCGACGACAGCGTCCCGGACACGCCGGAGGAATGGCTGGACGGATTCAACGTCTTCAGCATCTACTTCATCCTGCCCCAGATCGTGGAGCTGTGGCGGCTCAACAATCAGACCATGGCAGAGAGCAAAAAAAAACAAGGGCCACCGACCGGCCAATGACCACGCCGCTTTTCCTGCTGCGGTGCTTGCAGATCGGGCTGAGTTTGCGGGACCTGGATCTGATCACCGTGGGCATGGTGATCGACATGGCAACGGAGCGGGGGAACGACGACAGCGGGGCCTATGTGGAGATTGCCACACAGGAGGACTTTGACCGGTTTTGACGGGGGGACCGGGGACCGGGGGGACCGGGGGACCTCATCCGGCAGCGGCAAAGCCGCTGCCACCTTCCCCACCGGGGGAAGGCTTTTGGAACGAATTGACGTGTAAGGAGGGCGGGGCATGGCCCGGAGACAGATACAGGGGCTCACCATCGTAATCGACGGCGAGACCACAGAGCTACAAAAGGCGCTGAAAGGCGTCGAGGGCCAGCTGAAGGCCACGCAAGCCGCCCTTCGGGACACTGAACGGCTTTTGAAGCTGGACCCCGGCAACGTGGAGCTGTTGACCCAGAAGCAGGGGCAGTTGACCGACGCCATCAAGGGCACCGAGGACAAGCTCAAAACCCTGAAGGACGCGGCGGCCCAGGCCCAGCAGCAGCTGGCCAACGGGGAGATCACGCAGGCGCAGTTCGACGCGCTGCAGCGGGAGATCATCGACACGGAGCAGCAGCTGGATAACCTGACGGACCAGATGCGGGAGTTCGGCAGCGTTTCCGCCCAGCAGATCGCCGCAGCCGGGCAAAAGGTCAAGGCGGTCGGCGACAAAATGACGAAGGTCGGCACCGCCCTGACGAAGTACGTCACCGGGCCCATCGTCGCCGTGGGCGCCGCCTCCGTGGCGGCCTTTAACGAGGTGGACGAAGGGCTGGACATCATCGCCAAGAAGACCGGGGCCACCGGCAAGGCGCTGGAGGACATGGAGGACGCGGCGAAGAACCTGGCGACCTCCATTCCCACCGATTTCAAGACCGCCGGCGAGGCGGTGGGCGAGGTGAACACCCGCTTCGGCCTGACGGGGAAGGCGCTGGAGGACCTTTCCGGCAAGTTCGTCAAGTTCGCGGATCTGAACGACACCAGCGTATCGGCCTCCATCGACAGCGTACAGGCCGCCATGGCCGCCTTCGGGGTGAGCGCCGAGGATGCGGGGGACGTGCTGGACATCCTGAACAAGGCCGGGCAGGACACCGGCACCAGCCTGGACAAGCTGACCGGGGATCTGACGGCCAACGCCGCCGCGCTGCGGGAAATGGGATTCGACCTGAACTCGGCCACCGGCTTCCTGGCGAACCTGAACAAAAACGGCCTGGATTCCTCCAGTGTCATGACCGGCCTTAAAAAGGCGCTGCAGAACGCCACGAAAAACGGGCAGAGCATGGACCAGGCCCTTTCCGGCCTGACGGCGCGCATCAAAAACGCCAAGAGCGAGACCGAGGCCATGCAGACCGCCACAGAGCTGTTCGGGGCGAAGGCGGCCCCGTCGCTGGTGAAGGCCATCCGGGAGGGGCGGCTCTCTTTTGACGAGCTGGCCAACAGCGTCCAGGGCTACGGCGACAGCGTGAGCAACACCTTCGAGCAGACACTTGACCCCATCGACCAGTTCAAGACGGCCCTGAACGAGCTGAAGATCGTCGGCATGGAGCTGGTGCAGGCCGCCGCGCCGCTGATCAAGGCGGTGGCCGAGGGACTGACCAACGCCATCAAGGCGCTGCGGAGCGCATGGGAGGGCCTTTCCCCGGAGATGCAGACCACGATCATCAAGCTGGCGGGAATCGCCGCCGCCATCGGCCCGGTGATCGCCATCGGCGGCAAGCTGGTGCAAGGCATCGGCGGATTGATGGAGCTGGCCCCGAAGCTGGTGAGCGCCTTCGGCACGGTGAAGGGCGCGCTGTCGGCGGTGTGGGCGGTGATGAGCGCCAACCCGATAAGCATCATCATCGCGGCCATCGGCGCGCTGGTGGCGGCGTTCATCTACTGCTGGAATAACGTGGAGGGCTTCAAGGAGTTCTTCCTGAACGCCTGGGAGGCCATCAAGAAGGGCGTGAGCGACGCTGCCGAGTGGATCGGCAACGCCATCAAGAATATCGGCGACTGGTTTTCCAATTTGGGCCAAAGCGCCCTGAACTGGGGCCGCGACCTGGTGAACAACTTCATCAACGGAATCAAGGATATGTGGGAAAACGCGAAGCGCACGGTGAGCAACTTTGCCCAGATGATCAAAGACTTCCTGGGATTCTCCGAGCCGAAGGAGGGTCCGCTGTCCAACTTCCATACCTACGCGCCGGACATGGTGAAGCTGTTCGCCCAGGGTTTGAAGGACAACCAGCGGCTGGTGGCCAATCAGCTGGCGCAGACGTTTGCGCTGCCGGAGCCGGGCGCGGGATCCGCCGGCGCGGGCGCCCAGGCGGGCGGCGGGGCCACCACCGTCACCACGCCGCTGGAGGGGGCCCAGGGGGCAACGTTCGCCCCGGTGCTGGTGTTGGACGGACAGGTAATCGGGCGGGTGCTGCTGCCCTCCCTGAGGGCCGAGGAAATGAGACTGGGCGTCCAGCTGGCGAGGTGAGACCATGTTTACAATCGACGGCGTGAGCTACAACGTGCGCTGCTCCATCGAGCGGGAGGCGGAGATCAAGCTGAGCGACATCAGCGGCCTGATGCTGGACGGGCACATCTTCAACGACGTGCTGGGGACCTATTTCCGCTACGACGTGCGGCTGGAAATGCCACTGAAGAACAAGGGCCGATACGCCAGCCTGATCGAACAGCTGACGGAGCCGGTGGAGGGCCACGCCTTTGTGCTGCCCTACAACACCGGCACCGTGGAGATCACCGGCCTGGTGCAGAGCCCGAAGGACGTGTGGGTCAAGCTCCCCAGCGGCTACACCTACTGGGACGGGCTGCGGTTCACCATCGAGGCCAACGGCCCCACCAAGACCCTGACCCTGCAGCAGGCCATCAATCGGGGGCTGACGCCACTGCCGGACGTGTACGACGCGCAGATCGGGGACACCTACACCTTCACGGCGGACGGCTGGGAAGAGGCGTCCAGCTATCCTGACGCGGACACCACCAGCTATTAAGGGGGTGGGTGCATGTACGTAGACATTGTATGGTGGGAAGCAGAAGACCCTGAGACGGGCTTGCCGGTAGTAAAAGGCGGGGAATATCACAACGTATGTAATCTTAATTTTGCCCCGCAAACCGACCTGACGGGCAACAGCCTGCCCATCAATCAGTATACCATCGACATCATCACCGAGGACGACATCCCCACAGAGACCGTAGGCCATACCCTCTACGACGACCGGGATTTCCTTTGGGCGGACTGGCCAATTACAAAAGTTCAGCGCATCGCGCCCAACTGTGTGCGGGTGACGGCGTCGTCGTGGATTGCCAAATTGGACAGGTGGCAGATGGAGGCGGTAATGTACGAGGACGAGCCGGCTACAAACGCCATCGCCGCCTGCTTCGGCACGGGGAGCCGGGATTACTCAATCAACAGCGCCATCGCCGCCAAGACGGTTTCGGGCTTCGCCCCGGCGCAGACGGCGCGGGAGCGCTTGACGTGGCTGTGCTTTGTGCTGGGCGCGTTTGTGGTGGACACCTTCAGGGACGACGCGAGGATCACCGGCATCGACAGCACGACCACGCTGATCCCGCTGGAGCGCACCTACTGGCGCCCCACGGTGGACGCGGACAAGTGGGTCACGGGGCTGAAGATCACGTCATACAGCTTCCGGGAGGGCACCCAGGAGGAGTGGGAAACGGACGACAACAGCTATATGTTCCCCACCCCGTGGATCGCCACGCCCCAGACCGTGACGCTGGCGAACAGCTACGCGCCCGAGGACGCCCCGGCGAACGTGGTCGAGATCGACAGCATCTACCTGATCAACCCCAGCAACGTCAGCGAGATCGCGGCGCGGCTGGCGCAATACTGGTTCAATCCCACCACAGTCCAGGCCGACGTGGTCAACAACCGCCTGTACAGGCCGGGGGATTTGGTACAGGTGTACACGGGGCTGGACACTATGGTCAGCGGCTACATCCAGCAAGAGTCTTTCGCCTTCGGCAAGCAGTCCATGAGCACGATCAAGTTAATCGGCGCGCTGGACATCCCGACCGCGAAGCTGACGGTCAATTATCGTTACAACGGCAAGCGCATCCAAAAAGAGGAATATATGCTGCCGGTTGGCCTGACATTTACCATCGACACGCTGTATATAGATCAGACCAAAAACGGGCGCAGGCGCATCTATCGGCCCACCACAGACACGGTAACGGGCACGATGGTGGCGGGGGGCGCGACGGAGACCGTAACCTGCGAAATCGCGCTGGAGTATAAGGACGAAGAACTGTATGTGTACAGCGTAGACAGCGCCACCAAGCGGGAGAGCGGCGGCAAATACACGGGGGTGATTACGTGAGCAGAGCATTGATTACCGAGGATTACCTGAAGGACATCGCCGACGCGATACGGGCGAAGAACGGCAGCAGCGACACCTATACACCGCCGCAGATGGCGGCGGCAATACTAGACATCCCTACGGGGGGCGACGTGGACATAGAGCCGCTGAGCGTCACGCAGAACGGCACCTACACCGCGCCCACGGGCAAGGCGTACAGCCCAGTGACGGTGAACGTCAGCGGAGGCGGGGGAGAACCGCTTCCAATGGCGGTGACGGCCAGCAGCACGTTTTCACAGTCGCCCAAAGACCCTTCCGGCATCTTTGGCGATGTTGCAGGTAATTTCTGGGGCTCCAACGGCACCAACAACTGGCTGAACATCAATTTCACGATGCCGTTTAACCTGAAAAAGGTGCGGCTGTCCAATTACTACCGGGTTTCAACTTCCACATACTGGTATAGCTCAAACATCACGGTACGTGCAAGCAACGATGGATTTGTCACTTACACGGACTTGTATACCGGGACGGAACTGGCGCAGAGTGATACACAGTTTGAAATTAACTTAAACAATTCGAACGCTTACACAGAGTACCGTTTTATCGTGAGTGACACAACGGCCTATGCTGGACTCGGAAGGGTCAGTCTGCTGTAACAAGCGATCTGCTGTATAACGCAGGCACAGGCGTATTTGTGAGGGGGAGCGACACATGAGCGCGAACACATCCATATCCGAGGGCGGCAAGGGCTATCCCTTCGGGCCGGTCAAATGCTTGATGGTGGAGGGGGACAACGGGGAGTTTTGCCCCTGGTACTCGGAGGCCGACCGGGCGCTGGACAGCTTGAGCGTCACGCAAAACGGCATCTACCGGGCCAGCGACCGGGGCGTATACGGCTGGAACCGGGTGAGCGTCAACGTACAAGCGGACAGCGTGACGGGCAGAGACCCGGAAACCGGAGAAGAAAAGACCGTCACGGTAAACCCGCAGACGGGGGAGCTGGTGGAAGCCGTTGTACCCACCGAGATCAGAGTGACCACGCTACCCACCAAGACGGATTACACCAACGGCGAGACCATCGATTACTCGGGCATCATAGTCCACGCCTACAGCAGCACGGGGCAGGACATGGGCGAGGCGCCGTTTAACGAGCTGGTGTTTCCGGTCACGACGGCACAAATCGGAGATCGCTGGTCGGACGGGCAAGGGTTGAATGCCATGAAGATTGAATACAACCCGCATTTGAGCATACGCGAACGGACAGATACAGGAGAAAAAATAGATGAAAGGCTGGTGTATGTTCACGGTTCAGCTTTGGGCACCACAGCGTATGAAGGTGTCAGACGTCCGGCGTCATTTGGCGCACCTTATAATATACCTAATGCTTCGGGAACTTTGTTTGTTACAAGGTACAACGGCTCCAGTTATTTTTCAAAAATATCAGGAGAAGGACGAGTTGAAGTATATGTGTTTCTGGACGGATTTGTATCTCGGAGTAGTTTATACGATATCAAATGGACCGGATGGTTTATATCTGATTTGACAGAATATGAAGCAGTCGAAGGCGAATTTACAAGAGGGCCATACGAAACATATTTAACTGATATATTAGAATCTACTGTCAACCCGAAACGGGTTGACCCGTCATCTCTCCACGCCGTCCAAAACCTCCCCGTCCGATGGCCCCGCCCCGGCGTCGGCGCAATCCTCGAAACCAGCTTCGATATCAACGTGACCGGGGGTGACTGACCATGGCCCAGCGCGCAATCATCGGCATCAACGGCGACTTGCTGCCCTTCGACGAGACTCTTGACAAGCTGCAGACGCAGGCCATCGGGGGCGGCAGCGTGACGTGGGTGCCCGAGGCGGACACCCGATGCGTAGCCATGACGGTGACGGAAAACGGCAGCAAGATCGCCAGCGACGAGGGCGTGTACGGCTGGGACTACGTGGCCGTCAACGTCCCCGGCAGTAGCGTGACAGGGACAAAGAACGGAGTGGAGTACACCGTCACCGTAGACGAAAACGGCAATCTGGTGTACACGAGGACATAAGGAGGCGCGGCATGAACCTCAACGATCTACGCATGAGCCTGAAATCGGCGCTGGACAACATGTGGGCGCGCATCGATGCCCGCATCCACGCCATTGAGGAGGGCGGCGGAGGCGGCGAGATGAACGTGATCGAGGCCGTCAGCTTCAATGGCGTGAACGTACCGCCGGACGGCAACAAGCGCGTCTCCATGAGCGAGAGCGACCCCACCGTGCCCAGCTGGGCGAAACAGGCCAGCAAGCCCGCCTATACCGCCCAGGAGGTGGGCGCGTTACCGGCAAACACGCCCATCCCGTCCAAGACGAGCGACCTGACCAACGACAGCGGGTTTTTGACATCGGAGACCGATCCCACGGTCCCATCGTGGGCGAAGCAGAACAGCAAGCCCACCTATACCGCCGCCGAGGTCGGGGCGCTGCCGGATAATACGCCTTATGTCAGCGGCGTCAAGGGCGACGCGGAGAGCAGCTACCGGCAGGGTAACGTCAACTTGACGGCGGCGAACATCGGGGCACAGACGGACGTAGGGCTGTACATCGACGCACAGGGCTACTTGTGCCAGCGGATAGGGAGTGATACATAATGCCGGCAGCGGATTATCGCATACTGACGGATTCCACCGGCCAGCGCATCGCGGCGGCGATTGAGGCGCTGGGGGGAGATGGCAACATCTTGTCGCCGTCGTCGTCCATCCCCATCCCGGCTTCGGGCGGCTCCGCCAGCTACAACCTGACGGGGCTGACATCCGATCACGAGCTGGTGCGTTGGAACTTTTCTTCAAGCGCCGAAAACGCGCCACCCGCCAGCCTGACATGGACGACCTACGCGGGCTATTTCACCATCACCAATAACGGCGGCAGCACGGCGGAAAGCATTCGCCCGGTATTCGCGCTGCCGCAGGCCGTGGCCATTACGAGCCATTAAGGAGGGCTGAATCATGAATAAGTATTTCATGCACCGCATCAAGCACAACAAGACCACAGACGCATGGGACAAGGGCATCGAAGTGAAGGACACGCTGGACGATGCGCGGCAGAGCTACCACGCCTATCTGGGGGCCTACGGCTACGGGCACGACGCGGACACGGACTACGTGCAGGTGGAAGTGACGGACATGGGCGGCAACCGGCTGCTGTTTGAGGTGTGGAACGGGATTGCGGAGCCGGAGGGAGTGTAAGGCATGGCGACGGGTACGATTAAAGACATAAATTGGGTTTATGTTGGTCAAGCGACAGGGAATACAATACTTAATATCCCTGCAACTGCTACTGAAGTAAGCGGGTATTTAGTTTTTGGGGGAAATAGTAATTATGGATTTCCATTTTTCTGCGTTCGTAATACTGACGTAGCGGCATATCCAAATAAATTACTTTTTTCTTATTACAACGATACAAATGATCGTCATTCGGTTACTGTAAGTATAGATTGGAACACTAATCAAATACAGTTAGAAGCATGGCATTATAGTGGAGTAGATTATCTTAGCACATCAACAATTAAATTATTCTATAAATAACCCATCACTCATAACGCCGAATAAAGTATGGCAACAAGCACGATTAAAAAATACGAAAAGGGGCGCAAGTATGTCGACAGATCATTCATACGGGAAGTTCAGGTACATACTGTACAGGCCGGAGGACGGCGGGGGATTGCCGCTGGTGGTGGTGCTCCACGGCAGCGGGGAGATCGGGAACGACCTGTCCAAACTCAAAAGGCGGGAGCCGTATATCAGCCTTGCTAACGGCAAATGCGCCCCGGAGGCGGTTGTCCTCATGCCGCAGTTGCCGAAGGGCACATGGGGCGAGTGCAAGGCCGACCTGAAGGCTCTGATCGACCATGTGGCCGGTGAGCAGGGCTGCGACGTGAAGCACATCTCCATCACCGGGCACAGTCTGGGGGCCAACGGGACGCTGGATATGCTGCTGGCCTACCCGGATTTCTTCAGCGCGGCTTCGATGCTGTCCCCCTGCAAAGACATTGGAAGCAGGATGAATGAGATTCAGCACATTCCTATGTGGTTCCTTGCGGGGGAGAAGGAGCACAACTACAAGAAGTACGCGCAGAGCATGTACAATCGGCTCAAGGATTTGGGCGGCGAAGCGAAGCTGACACTGGTGCTCGGTTATGGACACCCCATTCAGTTTACGTGGGTGTCCGAAAAGTATGCCATGTTTGACTGGCTGTCCAGCTTCGAGAATCAAGCGGGGGAGGTGGAAAAGGTGATTGCCGATTTGAGTAAATATCAGGGCGACATTGACTGGGGGCAGGCATTCAGCAGCCTTGGTTTCGCCATCCTGCGTTCCAGCGTGGGCGTGAAAAAGGATGAGCGCTACGACGAATACGTGTCCGGCTGTACGCGGTACAACGTGCCCTTCCATGCCTATCACTACATCAAGGCCACCGACGAAGCCGAGGCGCGCAACGAGGCCAAGGTGATGGCCGAGGCCACGGCGGGCACATCGCCGCTGTTTTACGTCATCGACGCGGAGTATGACGGCATCAAGGCCGACCGGGCGCGGGCCATCTGCGAGGCGTTTGAGGAGGGCTTGCGCCACTACATCGGCTGCGGCATCCGTGTGGCGGTGTACATCGGGCATCATCTGTACAAAAACTGGGCGCTGGATTACGGGCGGTATGCGTATGTGTGGATTCCCCGTTATGGTTCCAACGACGGCAAGCCGCAGACGCCGCCTGACTATCCCTGCGACTTGTGGCAGTACACGTCCAAGGGCAAGCTGCCGGGGGTCAGCGGAAATGTTGACCTCAATAAGCTGATGGGGACGAAGCCCCTGAGTTTCTTCACGACAGCAGACAGCGGAACCGACACTGACGGAGGTGAATCACAGATGTTTACCGGCAAACAGCTTGCGGAGTATTGCGAGGAGATGTACAACCACAAAGACCATTGGGCGTACTGGTATGGCACTTACGGCAACCAGTGTACGCTTTCCAAATATGAGAGCAAAAAGAAGCAGTACCCCGAACATTACGGCAGCAGCCGGAAATCCGGCTACATGAAGGACATCGAGCAGGGGCGCAGGTGTGCTGACTGTGTGGGAATGATCAAATCCTTCTTCTGGACGGGCGGCAAGTACGACACCGACCCGAAGTACGGGACAAACCATTGCCCGGACAAGAGCGCCAACGGCATGATCGCCATCTGCAAGAAGACCGGCAAGATCAAGGACATCCCCGACATTCCCGGCCTCGTGGTCTGGAAATCCGGACACATCGGGGTCTACGTCGGCGGCGGGTACACCGTGGAGATGCGCGGATTTGACTACGACTGCCAGAGGCGTAAGGTCAAGGATGGGCCGTGGACGAAGTGGGGCATGTTGCCGGACAGTATGATCTCCTACGATGATAAGCCCCAGCCCGAGCCGGAGCCGGTGGGAGACCGGGACCTGAAGAACGGCGACGAAGGCCCGGACGTGAAGCAGCTCCAGGAGAATTTGATCGAGCTGGGCTTCAGCTGCGGTCCCTACGGTGCGGACGGGGAGTTTGGCGATTGCACGGAGATGGCCGTCGAAGCCTTCCAACGGGCCTACGGGCTGCCGGAGACCGGCGTCTATGACGCAGCGACGCGCGAGGCCATGGAGAAGGCCCTTGACGAGCACGACGAACCCGCCGAGGAGCCGAAGTGGGTAGAGATCGTCGGCGGCGACTGCTATGTGAGGACGTCCCCCAACAAGACCACCAGCAAAAAGCTGGGCGTGGCCCACCGGGGCGACAAGTACCCGTATCAGGGCCAGACCAGCGACGACGGCTGGCACCTGATTGAGTACAAGAATCAGAACGGGTGGGTGTCGCCAAAGTACAGCAGACTTGTGGAGTGAGGTGCTTACCAATGAACGATGAACAATACGCGGAGATTGTTGGCGCGCTGCGGGCCAATGAGCAGGAACACAGCAGCTACAACCGCAGATTGCACGAGCACGACGAGAAGATCGACAAGCTCCAGCAGACCCAGGTCCAGCTTGCCAACCTGACCAACGCGGTCAACAACCTGGCCAACGGCATCGGCGAGGTCAAGACCGCCGTGCAGAGCGTGGACAAGCGCGTGGGCGAGCTGGAGCGAGAGCCCGCCGACAAGTGGAAGAAGATCACCTGGGAGATCGTCAAGGCCGTGGTTTTGGCCGCCGCAGGCGCGGGCATCGCCATACTGACCAGGGGCGCATGAGCGCCGGAAAGGAGACACATATGAGAGATTGGAAAGCCTGGATCAAGGCAGCGGGCATCCGCGCCATCAAGACCGTCGCCCAGACCGCCGTGGCCACCATCGGCACCTCCGCCGCCATGGGCGACGTGAACTGGAGGCTGGTGCTGTCCAGCTCCGTCCTCGCGGGTATTCTGTCCCTGCTGACCAGCGTCGCGGGCATCCCCGAGGTCCCCGACGAATAAGCCGACCCCGCACAAAAGCCGGTCACAGACACAAAAGCCGGTCACAGACACAAAAGACGCCCGAGGCCTGAACGCCAATTCGCTGCCGGGAGGCGTCCCCCATGCCCCTGCTCCAGGGCGCGTCCTTCGCCGCGTCCCCGGCTCCACCGGAGGCGCAGCGCATCCAGTACGCGGGAAAATCCCCATTCGCGTCCGCAATCGACGGAAAACGAGCGGCAGACATATGGCCGATAATAGACGAGCTGATGTCGATCACGCAGGCGCTGCACCCGGAAATCTACAACCGCGTCATGGAGCTCATCCAATAAGCATCCCCCGAGTGGGAAAGCCCCAACCAGGCATTTCCACTCGGGGGATTTTTTGTGTCAAATATGCTACAAACTCTGTTTATGTATTGACTTTGTTGAAACTCTATGGTATAATAGTATCAGAAATTGAGAGAGGGGAACGCGAAAATGAAGGAGCTCAAGAAGTGCTGGAAGAAGTCCTGGGAGCTGGGCGCGAAATACGCCGCCATGTACGACAGCGAGCGCGAAGCCGTCGAAGCCATGCCGTTCAGCGAGACCGAGTACATCTTCGCAGACCGTGACGGTTGCGCCCAGTTCTTCCACGCCGGCTTCGTGGGCCGGGAGCCCGAGTGGGTAGAGGCCGAGCGCTTTGGCGACATCCCGGAATGCGGCTTCTCCATCAACTGGGCCGAGAACCAGTGGGAGCCCGGTGTCAGCGTCGTCAAGATCATCCGCACCGAGGACGACACCCACTACGCCGACGACACCCTGTATAACATGATGGGCCGCGAGAAGATCCGCGTGGCCGGCTGGTGGCTGGGCCTGTGTGGCAGCGACGGCGAGCCCACTTTGCTGGGCTGCGAGCGGGTGTAAACGACGAAAACCAAGGAGGGCAAGACCATGAAGAAGATCATCAAGGGCAAGCAGTACGACACCGACAAGGCCCGGTATCTGGGCGGCGACAATGGCGGGGAGGGCTTCTCCCGCTGGTCCGAGGAGCTGTATCAAAAGCGGACGGGCGAGTTTTTCCTTCACGGCGAGGGCGGGCCGATGACCCGTTACGCCGTCGCCACCGGCGAGAACAACTGGAAGGGCGGGGCGGAGATCATGCCGCTGACGTTCGAGACGGCCCGCCAGTGGGCCGAGGAGCACCTAAGCGCCGACACCTACGCCAGGGAGTTCGGGTTTCCCGAGGAGGGCGAGGATGTGGTCGCCCTCAACATCCAGATCGACGCCGCGCTGATGGCGAAGCTGCGGGCCAGGGCCGCC